GGCACGCTCTTTCTCACGACGTTCGTCGTGCCAGACCTTTTTCATCTGGGAAAGACGCTTCTTCACCTTTTCGGAATAATCCTCAAGGTCATCCTTTTCAAGCTCATCTACGAGGTCTTTGGGAAGAGGCTTTTTACCCCGGTCTTCTTCAGGGGTGTCGTCTTCAATCTGAACCTCAAATTCTTCTTCAGCGGGGGCCGCTTCAGCTTTGGTTTCTTCCTGTGCGTCAGGAAATTTAAATTCTTCCATTGGGGGCATGATTTACTCCTTATGCGCGACGGATTCCACGGGGGTCATCAACCACCGCTTCCACCGTATCGTCGTTAATAATGCGGAACTCCCTACCGTGAATGACCACGCGGGTGCCTGAATACGGGCGGGTGAGGACAAAATCCCCTTCTTTACACCATGGGCCAGTGGGGAACCGGTCCTTATCGGCGTAACACAGATCGCCCATTTTGATAACGAACAGAACCACGGTTGTTTGCTCTTCAACCTTCTTGGTTTCATCCGCTTTGATTAACCCGCCTTCGTACTCTTCCTCCACCTGTGGCACTGCACAGAGGATTCGATAGCCTTTGGGTTCGGGCAGGAGTTTGGCTTTTTCTGCCTGCTCCTTTGTTGCATCTACGTCAATATTACTCATCGTCGCGCTCCAAGCGTTTTGCAAGGTCTTTGATATGGTTCTTTGCGAGTTCAAGACCCTGTAACGCCCCGCAAAGACGTTTGTATTCACCCTCATCCAATTTGCCTTGGACCAAGGCTTCAACAATTAAAGTGCGCTCATCTTGGAGCTTGGATTCCAAGTACTCCAGAGCGGTGCTATAGGACATAAATTACTCCGGTGGTTGCATCCTCTCGGACGAATTATTTGCAGCGTCTTGACGGGCTTTACCAATTTCTAGCCCCAGCCGGACACCTTCAATCTGTTCTTTGGCAGACTGAGCGGCCTTACTCTTTTCGATATCCACGCCAAGCCGTGCAGCTTCAAGCTGCTGTTGACCCGACGTTGCGGCCTTCTCAAGTTCAAGTTCATCTGCACGTGCGGCAGCGTCCATGACATCTTTGGCCTGTTTGCGCTGAAGTTCAGCCATTTTGATTTGGTTGTCCATCTGGACTTGCATTTGCTTCGTCTGCGCCTGCATTTGCTTAATCTGCAGATCCATTTGCTGCATCTGAATGAGCGGATCTTGCTGTTGCTGGGCGATTTGCTGGGCCTGTGCTTCGGCCTGATCTTTCTGTAGTACACGCGCAGCGGCGGCTGCGGCAAGCTGCGAGAGTTGAACCTCGACTTCTGGAGGCAAGTTGTGTTCTTCCCCGTACTCGGTTGGCGGCGGGGGCAACGAGGCACCCAACTGCTTCTCGATTTCTCTGCGATATTGGAACGCCATATGCTCCATCAAGTGAGCATGAATAGCTCCGACAATAGTTTGCGCCTGCGGATTTTGCCCGATCATCTGCATCATTTTCGGATCTTGGAGCAGCGAGTTATGCACCGCCATATGCGCTTCGTGATCTTGGTAAATAAATGCCTTGGTAGGCTGCCCCGTCATAAAGCCCATATTTTCACTGATCGGGTCAAGCGGCTTCATATCCTCTTCCATAATGATGATTTCGTTAGCATTCTTGATGCCGAGCGTTTCAATCATCTGCTTATGAAGATAGGGTAGGTTGTAGATATCCGGGGCCGTCTGAGAAAGCTGAAGCACCGCTTGGTACTGCACCACCTTCTGCGACATCGTTGCCGCATTGGGATCAGATACCGGAATAACATCTACGTCGTCATAGTCCGATTTCTTTGCTTTCGGATCACCAACTTCCGGCTCATACGAATACTCTTCCGGCGTGTTGTCTCGGATAATGCCTGCAAGGAGCTTGAACTCCTGCTTCATCGCGTAGTGGATGCGGGCCTGCACCGCCGACATCACCTTAAGTACCCGCTCTAAAATCGCAAGCGTCGTACCAACCGGAGCCTGCGAAGACATATCGGATACTTTGAGGTCCGACACCGCAGCGAATCTGCGTCCTTCCTCTACAATCTTGTCCATCAACATAGACAGTGTTTGTGAGGGTTCTTTGTACGGGAGCGGCAGGATATTGTCGCGGATCGCACCTGACGGAATATCTACGTCCCTAAACTCACCCGGAGCAATCGGAGTATCGTCGCCTTTAATTCGGAGTCCTCGGCTTTTAAGGCCGCCCGGTAAATTGCTAAGCGTTCCTGCATCAACAAGCTGTCGAAGAAGGCTCGTGGCAGCCTTGCTATGGCCTCCAATGAGGTGGATGAGTCCGAAGTAATAAAATCCAAAACCGGGGATGTATCCGTAATGGACGAAGTGCTGTCGTCGCATTTTGAGGTCATCGTCTTCTCTCCAATTCCTACGTATCGCAAGAACCGTCCCGGTACCTTTTTCAATTGTCACTACGTAGGGCAGTGCAATGCCGGTCTCATTATTATCTTCGTCAACATCTGGGTAGTCCTGCAGGTCTAAATTGACATGCATTTCCAAAAGCTGATACCGATCATCCATGCTCGTTGAGAAGCCTTGGTCCAGTGCCTTCTGCTTCTCCACTTCGTCCATGACACGCATGGGTTCGCCAAGATCGATGTCACGATAAAAGCCTGCGTACTGCAGCCTCCTCAACTCATTCTTGGTCTTACGCATCCGGTGCGTAACACGTTCCGCTGTCTCCAAGTTAGCTGCGCCATAAGGCACAACGATGTCTTCAGCAGGGATATAAATCGCAACTTGTCGGTTGAGGCTTGGATCAAAGTACACCTTCTTAAAGGCGTTACCGGCAAGAGACAAACTCAGGAGCATTCGCTCGTGTTCCGGGCGATACTCTTTCATGACCTCCGTCAACTGATAGTTCATGTCATCAGCGACACGAATCGCAGAGTCTTTCTTCTCAGGCGTCTCCTTGCCGATGATTTTAGTTTTGACCGGCCCTGCTGCAGGGAAAGTCTCCATAATCGTTTCCGACTGGAACTTAACCGCCGACTCCATCAAGAGCGGGTGGAACACACCACACGCACCGGGCCACGGCTCTGTACGCTCTTCGTACTTGATACCTAAAATTTGCAAGCCTTTGACGTATGCATCGAGCCACTCTTTACGGGAGGAGACATCGGTGTCGTACTCGCCCAGCAACTCACCGGCAATCATCTGAAGCTCGCCTTCGCTCATGAACTCAGCGAGGTTGGCATCGAAGTCTTCAGCGCGAGGCTCCGCTTTCTCCATTTCGATGGTCATGCCATCAACGCCAATACGGACAGCTTCCGGGTCCTCGATCTCAATCTCAATCGCAGGTTCCTCGGCGGCAATGGCTTCAAGGCCAACCGGGGCTTCATAAAGACCTTTATCCATATTCGCAGCCATGTTTTAATCCTCAGTAGTACCCTGCCGCTCTGTGCGACTTGAAGTAACGTATCTCTTCTGGCTCATCTGACGGAAGGCGGATAAACCCTCCCTGCCTGAACCGCATCAGGGCCAGCGTTGTTGAGTCAACCAAGTCATCGTGTGAGCCACTAGGGAAGTCATTACACTCCTCGACCACTTCCCAAGCCCACCTTCTGTCCGGTGTCCAAACTATACCTGAACTAAACAAATCAGATACAGCATTAACTCTAGATATCTTGTCCTGACCCTTACCCGGTGTGAACTCACTGATGGGTATCCCCATCCGCCTCATCTCCTGATACAGCGCTGCACCGTTAGATTTCTTTTCCACAATAAAAGTATCCGGTTGCCAATCGGTATACTCCTCTAGCACGAGGGCTTTGAGTTCGGGAAATTCAAGTCTTTGTTTTATGGAGTTGAGCAAGATGATGTTGTAGTTGTTCACCTCCTCATTAAAGAACACACCCCAAGTGGTCAGGGCGTTGTAGTCCGAGCGGTTGGTTTTCTCCTGAGCCGCGTCAAGACTCATTATGATGTACTCACACTGCGGGGGATTCTCATCCTCCCACACCTGCCACCACTCTCTTTTAATGAGTGCACCTTCTTCGGAGGTCGGCTGCTGCATGTACTGGGCCTGCCAGTACCGAACGTCCATCGATGCCTTTTTCGCAAGGAGTTCTTCAATCGGCCAAAAGTCAGGCCAGAGGGGTTTCTCATTTAATATGGCAGGGAACTCAACGACTTCCCACTGATCTGCCCCCTCTTCGCGGGTCATATGGTCCACAATTTTCCCGGTCAAGTCCGATTTAGACCATCTCGTCATCACGACGATAATCGCGCCACCCGGCATCAATCGTTGTACGGGTCCTGACTGGAACCATTCCCAAGCTGGCTCGAATACATCGGCTCTTCCCTGCTTCGCATCCTGTTCGGAATGAGGATCGTCAATAATAAATAGATCGGCA